ACGATATCGTCTTTTATTAAGCTATAATCAGAATTATTATCTATTATTATGATTTTATTGTTGTAAAAACGCCGAATTGATTTGTAACATTCCTTCCATATTTCATCAGCATTTTGTAATTGATACGTGATATTTCTTAAGATGACAAATACACATTCATTACACGACATATAATATTATACGAACATAATATTATACAATATTGAACTAATTCAATCTTTTCACTTCGTCTTCATTCTCGTCTAATTTCATTAATCTTAGGCAATCATAGAACATAGATCTATCTGTATCTAAAAATACAAAATCATATTGAAGTGTTGGATATTTATTTTTTATAGTATTGTTCAGTTTGGGTATATCGTTCACTGAAGTTGTATTGGGCCTAGCCAATATAAAGCGAATGAACTTACCACTGTTTAGTAGGTTCTTCATGTTTTGTATTCTTCTCTCATATCTAATTTTAAAATTTTGATAATTGTTTATAATGAAATGATCCGCACCATATTCCCATTTTTGTGAAATATATAAGTTTGCATGACAATATTCATGACTCAATAAAAATCTATATTTTGAATTGTATATAATTAGATCACCTGAACCATCTGTATTCAAGTGTGGTGATTCATTCGGTATTTTTATAATTTCAAGATATTTATCATCACAAAAATACTTAAAATCGTCTTCTATACATTGAATCATTCCTTCATAATTAGTAATCATTTCATCAAAAGGACACGTTTTATATCCGTGTTCTTTTCTGGTTCTTATTCCAATATTAACTCCATGAATAGCTGCTGAACAATTCCATCCAAGTGATATTGCCTCTGTCATTTGTATTACCCAGACAAATATATTATATTTTTCTAAACTCATAATTTGATAATGTTTACTTGCCATGGACTATTCAACCCATCATCCAATTTGTCTACATCTCTCATATTCACCTCTATTTGATCATATTTGATTTGTGCATTCCACCCAGTATTTGACCCATTTGTATACGATATCAATAATTTAGTATCGTATACTTTCTCAATTTCCCCAATAAATGTTCCATCTTTTGATTTTACCCTCATATAAGTCTTGAAATTACCAGTTTCCACGTGATGTGTATTTGTATTGTATGTTACATCAACACAATCCAGACTATATTTGAACCTGGTATTGACATCTAAAAATGTAGGAGACACAAGAACCTCAAGTTTAGTAGTATTGGGAGAGAACAACACATTTGATACTCCTCCACCAATGGCTCCAACAACATGTGTGGCACTCGCAAAATACAAAATCTTGTCAATTGTCGATAATTTTTCTGTAAATACTTCTACAAAACCCTCACGAGTTAATTGTTCTACAAGTTCATCTTCATTTACAAGTCTTCTACGAGTCGTATAATTTGTTCCTATATTACTAAAATCATTGTGAAGCCACGTTCTTCTCGAAACATATATTTTTTTTGGCGTTTCGCGCAGAGGCGAGAATTTATCTTTTACCGTTTTGACAATGGTTTGATAAAAACCATATATTTCTTTCCTCGGTGGAAGATTCGAATCGATGTCATGAGTATACGATGTTGAGACATATATTGTATTGTAAATTGTGTCGACGTCGACCATAACGATATCATCAGCGGTTACATGTAAAATGTCTAAAAATTCATTTATGAAGGGATAAAATGTATTTTGCTGTTCATTTGGATACTGCATCAGTAATTTCAAATTAGGGATTTCCTTTTTCAATTCGAAATAAGAAATCAAGTACGGGATCGAGTCATATAAAAAATGAAAATAATTGTCCGTATTGTAAATGAAGAAAAAGAGTGGATCGTGACAAATACCACAATGGGTGTGCGGTTTGTATTCAAACATCATGTTTGTTTTTTCGTAAATACTTCCAGTTTTCAATGACATTGTTCTTTCTAATAAAGGTAATACAAGTCGTTCGTCGGTGCCGTTTATTTTTATCAATGCATTTGGGTAATATAAATTATTACCGGTTAAGCAAGTATTTTCCAATTTATAAATATCAATTTGTCGATTATTTTCATCTCGTTGAAATACATTCTTGAATACAACTAGATCTTTGAAACTTACAATGTTCATTCACTTATTCTGCATATATTTTTAATTCGTTTTTGTTGTGTTTTTCTTTTCGAACAATGTAATATGTTGTTCTGTTGTCATCGCATCAATACTATCGAACAATTAAAGAGCATACCCATCGAATATGGGATTGAGCTTGACCTGAGAGACAATTTAAATGGAGAAATTTATTTGGCACACGACCCATTTGTAAACGGCGAATTATTTGCTGATTTTTTACGACATTATAAACACTCCTTCATTATATTGAATATCAAAAGTGAGCGAATTGAATATAAAATACTGGAATTATTGAAAAAATATAAGATAACGAATTACTTCTTTCTTGATTCGTCGTTTCCAATGATATACAAACTAAGTAACGAAGGCGAACAAAAAATGGCAATACGATTCTCGGAGTATGAAGGGATTGACACGGTTTTGGCGATGAGAAATAAAATCGAGTGGGTCTGGGTAGACTGTTTTACAAAAAATCCACTGACCAAAGAAATATATACAAAATTCAAGGATGCTGGTTTTAAATTGTGTTTTGTTTCGCCAGAACTACAAAATCAGCCAGATAAAATAAAAGAATATAGAGATTATTTCACAAATCAAAGTATACTATTAGATATGGTTTGCACTAAAGATTACAATATATCGAATTGGTCTGGCAACGGTCACAATCACAACAACAACGTCCAAATTATAATTCCTATGTCTGGGTTGGGTCAACGATTCGTTGATTCGGGTTACAATGACCCAAAACCATTAATTCAAGTCGACGGCAAACCTATCATAGAGCACGTTGTAAATCTATTTCCAGGAGAAGACGATGTAACCTTTATTTGTAATGATCGGCATCTCAACGAAACGAACATGAAAGAAATACTTACTAGTGTAAAACCATCGTGTAGGATATACGAGGTTCCTGTAGAAGGCCGTGAGGGACCGGTTCACGCGGTATCGTTAATTTTTGATAATATCGACGATTCCAAAGAAGTGATTGTAAGTTATTGTGACTATGGGACCGATTGGAATTATACTGAATTTTTGAAAGATACTAGGTTAAGGGACGCGGATGGAGCAATTGCGTGTTACAAAGGGTTTCATCCGCACATGCTTGGAACAGACAATTACGCCTTTTTGAAGGAAACGAGTATGGGTTCGAGATGGATGGAGGCTATCCAGGAAAAGTTGCCGTTTACAACTAATAGAATGGAGGAATACGCATCCAACGGGACGTATTATTTTAAAACTGGAGCTATAATGAAAAAATACTTTCAACGGTTGATGGATCTACAAATCAAAGTCAAAAATGAATATTATGTTAGTATGGTTTATAATTTATTGGTTCAAGATGGTCTAAGAGTTAATATTTTTGAGATTGATCATATGTTACAATGGGGAACACCGTATGATTTAGAGGTATATAACGATTGGTCAAGATATTTCAATAATATTATAACCCCTCAACAAACCTTTGCTGATAAATACAATACTACGTTAATACTGCCGATGGCTGGAGCAGGAAGCAGGTTTTCGGCAAAAGGATACAAAGACCCAAAACCATTGCTTAATGTTAATGGATCACCAATGATTGTTCAAGCCGTAAACTGTTTGCCGTCAACAAGTAACAAGGTTTTTATTTGTTTGGAAGACCATTTGAATAATTATCCCCTATTACAAACAAAATTAACAAATTCGTATCCAAGTTGTAAAATACATTCAATCTCGAGTGTCACTCAAGGCCAGGCGTGCACTACTGAAATAGGAATAAATCATTCACATATATGTCGAGATGATCCCATTTTAATAAGCGCATGTGACAACGGAGTATATTACAAAACTGAAAGATATCAAGAGTTGCTCGACGACCCGACTGTAGATGTAATTGTTTGGACGTTTAGGAATAATCCCACAAGTAGAAATAATCCAAATATGTATGCATGGTTAGACGTAGATGGCAACGACAACGTAAAGAACGTCTCGTGTAAAAAGTTTATAGAGGGTGTTCACGACAAACAAAACAGCCATGTTATAATTGGCACCATGTTCTTTCGACAGTCAAAATACTTCTTGGATGGTTTCAGTGCAAATTTAAAGGAAAACATTCGAAGCAACAACGAGTTTTATGTAGATGATGTATTGAATCAAAATATAAAAGCCGGTTTAAAAGTGAAGGTGTTTCAAGTTGATAATTATATTTGCTGGGGGACTCCAGATGACTACGAAACGTATTTATACTGGCAACGATTTTTTGATAAATGTGAGTGGCACGACTATACAATTGTCAAGGATAAAACCACACAAATATAGTATTTTTTAATCGACTTAAACAGACACTCCTAATAATTATTACAAATGCTTATTTCACTACACGATCTGGTAAAAAAATACAATGTGACATTCAAGGGGATTTTACATGTTGGCGCACATGAGTGCGAGGAGTTGAATGATTACTTGCATTATTTGCCCATCAATAAGGTATTGTGGGTTGAAGGGTTAGAGGACAAAGTCCAATTTTGTAAGAACACGTATCCGGGCGTCCAAATTGAACATGCTGTCGTTTCCGATACAGTAGAAACGGTTACATTCAATCGATCAAATAACGGACAGTCGTCATCTATTTTGGAACTGGGTTTACATAAGCAATTTCATTCGTGGGTTCACTACGTTAGTTCTACTGAAGTAGAAACTAAGGTATTGAGAGACTTGCTTCCCAAATATGATATCGAATATAATTTTTTGAACTTGGATATTCAAGGCGCCGAGCTAAAGGCATTGAAGGGAATGGAAGAGTATTTGAATAAAGTTGATTATGTTTACACGGAAGTCAATTCGGATTATGTGTATGAAAAATGCGCACTTGTCACTGAAATTGATGATTATCTTAAACAGTTTAATTTACATCGGGTAGAGACTTCGTGGTGTGGAGAGAATAGATGGGGCGACGCATTTTATATCCGCAAGTAATCCACTTTTTAAAATCCACTTTTAAAAAGTGGAGCAAATCGCTTTTAAAAAAAGCGAGCAAAATCGATGCAATTTGGTTCAACCTTTTGAAAGGTTGATTTGGCTCAACCTTTCACAAAGGTTGATTTGGCTCAACCTTTCACAAAGGTTGATTTGGTTATACTTTTTATAAAAGTATATAAGAATTTTGTAATATTATTTATAAAAAGTATATGGATTACGAAAAGAACATAATTACGGGAGAAAGAGTTCAACAATTGGCGAATATTTATTTAGGATTTCAAGACGACTTCGATTACAACCCCGTCATAAAAAGACAACTCGACAGACAGGTTGATCTGCGATGCATAGAGATCCCTTTTGATAACCCATATTACATATTTTGTTACACTCACAGAATAGGCGATTTATCGAAAAAGATTGATTTGTTCAACAACAACTTTGTTCTCATAACTCACAACTCGGACGGAGAAATACGAAACACACCCAATGTCAATTTGATATTGAATTCATCAAAACTTCAAAGATGGTATTGTCAAAATTTGTGCTTTGAACATGATAAATTGTGTTTTGTTCCAATTGGGTTTGCCAACTCTATGTGGCCACATGGAAATCTAAATATTTTTACAAACACATACTTTATATACAATTTGGGATTTAAGACGAAAGGGGTGTATTTCAATTTCAATATAAACACAAATGTTCAAAAACGGGTTCTGTGTTTTGAAGCTATACGAAAAAAAATTTATTGGTTGACAGACGTACCGTCTTATGAGAATTTAATGAGACTGCAGGAACACGCTTTTTGTATATGTCCAGAAGGAAACGGAGTTGACACTCATAGATTGTGGGAAGCGCTATATGTGAGAACAGTGCCAATTGTAATCGACAGTGAATTCACTCGCATACTACAAAAACGAATGGTTCCTCTCGTCGTATTGGATAAATGGAGTGATTTGGATATAAGTAAATTGAATTACAACGATCACAACTTTGATCATCCTGAATTTCAAAAGATATCAGAGTTATATAAACTTTTTATCCGCTTTTAACAAGTTTGGCAAATCGCTTTTACACCTTTGCACATTTAAAACGCCGACTTAACGACGAAAAAAATAAGCAAAAAATGCAAAAATTTGGTTAGTATCCGTCTTGAAACGGATATGAATTTTAAGAATTTATTGCCCTACAAAATGCATCTGGTCGTTTTCCTGTATTAAATACAGAACTTACTATATTCAGCATATTTTGGACGGCATTCTTATCTCTGTTATGAATTATTTCGCAATTATGCTTAACCGATTGACATCGTAATAATCCATGACATATTTCTGTTTTATTTTGTTTCTTATATTTTGGTTTTTGACTTGGTCTTTCTAAAAAATGTTCCAACTCGCTATGACAACAATTACACAATTTTGAAGTTCTAAATTCATTTACTAAAAAGGTTTTATATCCCGCATTCTTAAATATTCTTCTAAATTTCTTACAAATAACCGGTTCTAATCCTTTCATATGGTAATCTCCTTTATCATAATCACCCATAACAAAAATAGTATTTTCTGGTTTTCCAAATTTATTTGAAAAATTATTTACCATTTTTAATTCGCTTTTCTGTGTATTTGTAAATCTATTTAATTTGAGTTTTCTAAATAATCGTTGTTCGTAATGGTTATACAATTTATAATTTATGTTATTCTTTTCAACACAATATTCCATAAATTTATTATAATTACACGTTTTACTATTATAATTTGATAAAGTTGTTTCTATTTCTTTAATTGTCCGGTCTTGTATTTTTGTTTTTTTGTTTATTTTATCAATAATTTTATTATATTTTTTCAATCTGGTTTCTAATCTTCTTTGATTTTGCGTATAACGAAATGTTTGTAAATTACCATTTTCATCTTTTGCACCACAATAAATTAAATCCGCGTGATTGGGATCGGCACAAACCACTTTCATACTTCTCAATTCATCTGTTAATTCTGTTTTTTCAATATAATCAATATTCACTTCTTCACAACATTTTTTATTCTTATTTGTTTTCTTTAATGGGTTTCCATCATTATCGGTTCTTACGAATAAAGAACAACCAGAAATACCATCAGTTCTAATCATAAAACTAAATGTATATTTTTGTCCTTTCTTAAATACTCTTTTATTTAATTTGAAAAAACTATTCCATAAATCATATTGGTTATTTTCTTTTTTATAATCTTTCAAATGTGTAGATGTTGGTTCGTCTCCTAAGAAATTAGAAATTAATGCACATGTATCAATACAAATATTCTTGCCTACTATATTGGTACGTAATGGTAATACATTAAATAATCGTATTTGTTTTTCTTCGTGTTGAATTCTTACTTCATTTAATTTTTCTAATTCATTTGAAATATGAAACATAGAAATTAAATAATCTTGTGTATTGGATTTCAAATCATAGTGGATACTATTTTTATCAAAACTATTTTTATTTGGAAATAATTTATTTTTTTGTGTTCTAATCCAATCGTGATATATTGTATCGCTTGTAAAATCGCTAAAATTAATTAAATCTTTTTTAACTTTACCGATTTCATCATATAATTTTTTGTGCAATTCTTTTCGAATAATTTTATCTTTATTTTCTTTGGTTATTTGTCTTGATTTTTCTTTTATGTTAAATACTATATTTACATATTTATTTAAATGGTCTATGAAGTGTTCTTGAATATTATTATTGATATTCGTGGTCATATCAATTGCTTCGTAAGGTAAAACATAACTTAACTTATCATAATAAATTGTTTCGTTATTAGAAATAGTATTAGCATAATGGGTTTTATAAAAGTTGGTTAATCCTTTTAATTTATCCGGAATAGTGTTTTCAGTATAACCACCTTTATTACATTTCCTAATAGTTAAAACCTTGAAAACATCGCCTATAAATTCTTTGTCTATTACTGGAAATTGTAAATTATTTTCATATTGATATACACAATAAAGTTTAATAAATTGATAAGCATGAATAACGATTTTATTTGTTCTATTTACTAAATCATTTATAATTGGTAAAATGGTCTGGTCTTTAATCATATTGTTAATATTATCTTTGTTTGTTTTCATATAATCAAAGTTTTCATCATCCTTTTTCTTTTCCTTAACTTTGGGTTTTGATTTTTTCATTTCTATATATTATATAAAGATAATTCTTTATATAGTATTACGCCGAAACTCCTAAATTTATTTAATAAAATTGAATATAAAATATTATTAATTATATTATGTATAACTTAATATGAAACTACAATCAACTGAACAATTTATAATTGATGCAACATTAATTCATGGAGATAAATATGATTATTCTAAAGTTGTTTATGAAAATAATTTGAAAGAAGTTATAATTATTTGTAAAGAACATGGTGAATTTTTACAACTACCTAAAACACATAAAAGAGGTAATGGTTGTAAAGATTGTGGTATAATTAGAACTGTAAACGCAAGAAAGGGAAATACAATAGATTTTATTCAAAAATCAATAATAATACACGGAGAAGCATATATTTATTCAAAAGTAGATTATAAAACAGCACGTGAAGAAGTTATTATAATTTGTAAATTACACGGAGACTTTTTACAAATACCAAGTAGTCACTTAGGTGGTGCTGGATGTAAAAAATGTTCAATTGAATATATTACATGCCTTAAAAATAAAACAATAGATTTTATAGAAAATGCAATTATGATACACGGTAATAAATATGACTATTCAAAAGTAGATTATATTAACAGTAATACAAAAATTATTATTATATGTAAAGAACATGGTGAATTTGAACAAACACCACATGGTCATACATCTGGAAGAAGATGTATTAAATGTAGCATTTTATCAAGTAGTAAAAAAAAAACAAAAACAACAGATAAATTTATTAAAGAAGCAAAGGAAAAACATGGAGACACTTATGATTATTCTAAAGTAGATTATAAAACAGCATGTGAAAAAGTTATTATAATTTGTAAAGAACACGGCGAGTTTTGTCAATCTCCTCCTAATCACTTAAATGGTAGCGGTTGTTATTATTGTGGAAAAATAATAATGGCACAAAAACAAACACTTACAAGAGAAGAATTTATTAACAAAGCTTTAGAAATGCATGGTAGTAAATATGATTATTCAAAAGTAGATTATAAAACAGCATGTGAAAAAGTTATTATAATTTGTAAATTACACGGAGACTTTTTACAAATACCAAATAGTCACTTAAATGGTAGCGGTTGTTATTATTGTGGAAAAATAATAATGGCACAAAAACAAACACTTACAAGAGAAGAATTTATAAATAAATCAAATGAAATATATAATAATTTATATGATTATTCAAAAGTTGTCTATACAAATAATTATACAAAAATTATTATTATATGTAAAGAACATGGTGAATTTGAACAAACACCACAAGGTCATACATCTGGAAGAATATGTATTAAATGTTCAAATAAATATCAATACACACCAGCAGAATGGATTATTAAGGCAAAACAACTTCATGGAGATAAATATAATTATTCAAAATCAATATATAAAAATGCAAATGAAAAAATAATTATTAATTGTAAAAAACATGGAGACTTTTTACAATTACCAAGAGTACATTTACGACCAACTGGTTGTTTTCGTTGTACCCCAAAACAATTTTCTAAAATTCAAATTGAATGGTTAGATTTTATACAGATATTCAATAAAATTTATATTCAACATGCTATGAATAATAATGAATTTATAATACCAACTACAAAATATAAAGCAGACGGATATTGTGAAGCAACAAATACTATATATGAATTTCACGGGGATTTATGGCATGGTAATCCAAAAATATTTAATCCAGAAATTATATCATTTTTTGGAAAAACATATGGTGAATTATATAAAAAAACATTAGACAGAGAACAACTTATTAGAGATTTGGGTTATAATTTAGTCGTTATGTGGGAACACGATTGGAAAAAAATAAATAAATCAATTATAACTTTACAAAGAAAATTTAGATCTCTTCATTAGATTGTTTCAACTTTTCCTTTCTATTTAAATATGCAGTATGTCGCCATTCTTTTATTTTTTCCGGATTAGTTTCTTTCATTTTATCCATATAATTTTTTGCTCTTTGTATTACAACTTCAGCATTATTATCATAATATTTTTTATGACGATGATTGCTTGTGTATGTTTTTAATTTTTCTTCTAATTCAGTATTTTTAATTTTTAATGCTTCTATTTCCGCCTTCATTTTATTGAATTCTTCTTCCATATTTAATATTATATTATGATATATTTTTAAATATTTTATGCCATAATAATAAATATGACCACTACACATAAAGGTAATGATTATAAATTAAACGCGGTTGAATATTATTTAATAGGAGATAAATCGCAAGTAGAAGTATGTGAAATATTTAAATGCTCACCAAGAAGTTTAATGAGGTGGATTGACATGTATGAAAAAGACGGCGAAATTAAAAGACACAATAAAATACCGGTTGCTTATAAAGTTCATAAAGAACATGTAAAGTTTTTATTAGATGAAATAAATAAAAATAAAACTATTACGATGAGTGAGTTAATGCTAAAATTAAAAGACAAGTTTATTGTTGAATTGAGTAGGTTTCATATCAATCGCATAATAAATGACAATAATATCACTTTAAAAATAACAAGAATAAGACATGAACCCGTCAAACGATTTGGTAAAGATATAAACATAAATGAAAAATTAACCGAGTTTTACGAGAAAATAAAACATCATAAATTAGAAGACATTATTTGCATAGATGAGACCAGTATAAGTGCGTTACAAAAAAGAAGTCATTGTTATAGTAATTTAGGTAAGCGATGTGTAATAAAAACACACTCTCAAGAAGTATTCAAAAAATATACTGGAATATTTGCTATATCAGCAAATGGAGTTTTAGGGTGGGATTTATATGGCAAAGGTGGGATTGATAGTATTAGATTATATGATTTTTTAGAGAAATTTATAACAACCAAATTCAAAAATAAAAAAATTATTTTAGATAACGCAAGTAGTCATAGAAATGCAAAAATAAAAGAATTAGTAAATAAGCATAATCATTTATTATATAGCGTCCCATATCAACATTTTACAAATTCAATAGAAAATTATTTTAGCATGATGAAATCACGATTACATAAATTAGAAGGATTAACATACGATGATTTGAAGAAGAATATAGAGAAAGTAGTAAAAGAAATACCAAAAGAAAAATACGAAAATGTAATTAAAGGAACATATCAAAGACCAACCAAATTTATTAGGAAAAAATCAAATAGAACACGAAAATTAAAGAATTATTTGTAGCACATGTAAAAGTCGGCGTTTTAAATGTGCAAAGGTGTAAAAAAAGCGAGCAAAATCAATGCAATTTGGCTCAACCTTTTCCGCTTGCTTATGAAAGGTTGATTTGGTTATACCTTTTCCGCTTGCTTATGAAAGGTTGATTTGGTTATACCTTTCTAAAAGGTATGACAAAATACTTATCTATTATCATAAAAAGTATATAAGTATTTTGTCATACTTTTTATAAAAGTAAATGAGTGTTACATTCTCCAGTTGTTTTTACGTTATCAAATCCAAGTTTGATCCTAGTATTTATATCGAATGGATGAACAATCTTATATCCATAGTCAACAACTTCAATTTGGTAATATACACTGATGAAAACAGTTTCAAATACATCAATACGAGAGAAAATCCAAAGATCAAGCTAATTGTCAAACCAATGGAACAATTTTACAATTATAAATACAAGAAACAATGGATTCAAAATCACGCGAAAAATCCATTGTTGAATAATTTAGTAGATTGGAAGGTAAATATGTTATGGAGTGAGAAAGTTTGGTTCGTGAATGAAACCATAAAAAACAAATATTTTGAGACTGACTTACATGGGTGGTGCGATATTGGATATTTTAGAAATAGAGGTCATGATACCAATACAGCGAATCTTACTAATTGGCCAAACCCAAATAGATTAGTACAAATCGACATAAATAAAATACATTATGCGTGTGTAAACAATGTCGACAGCACGTTGAATCACATAAACATGTTAGTCAATACAAAAAACGAAACTGGATTGCCCCGTCAAGAAATCCCACCCTATATAAACTGTATCGCAGGAGGTTTTTTCGTCATACACAAAGATAAGATTGATTGGTGGACATCAACGTATGATAATAAACTAAATTTGTATTTTGAAAATGGATATCTTGTAAAAGACGATCAAATTATTTTGGCGGATTGTATTTTTTCAAACATTGAACAGTTTACAGTTTACAGAGAAAACAACGGACCTTTTGACAATTGGTTCATGTTTCAAAGAATTTTATTATAACAACATAAAAACACTAATCATATACTACAATATGATCAGTGTTCTAATTCCAGTGTATAACGGAATCGAGTTTATACACGAGTCGGTGAAATCTGTAATTTCCCAAACATATGACAAATGGGAGATCGTTATTGGAGTCAATGGTCATCCACAGAATTCGCAAGTATATCAAACAGCAAAAAAATATGAGAGCGATAAAATTAAGGTTCTTGATATGTATACAATCAAAGGCAAGTCATCAGCTTTGAATGAGATGATCAAACATTGTTCCTACGACTATGTTGCAATTCTCGATGTCGATGATATCTGGCATCCAGAAAAATTACGAATCCAAACAGAGTTTTTACACACTTACGACGTGATTGGCAGCAATTGTGTTTGGTTTGGAGATAGAAACGATGTAGTCCCCTCTATACCACAATTGGACTTTAGCTCATTCGATTTCAAATTGGTGAACCCAATAATCAATTCGAGTTCTGTCACGAGGAAAGCATTGTGTCATTGGGATGAAAATATTAACAATGTGGTTGAAGATTACGATATGTGGCTGAGATTGAGGGCTCTAAAGTCTAAATTCTACAATTGTCCTGAAATATTAGTGAAACACAGAATTCACCAAGCATCCGCATTCAATTCAAAAGGGAATCACAACGCCGTTTCAAATTTGCTCAACAAATATTAACCTTTGTTCTAACAGTTGATTTGTTTCCATTCTGGAGGACACAAATCGCTAGTATCGTGACCGATCGATTCGCCAAACCACGCAGAAGGATAGCACACGATTTTATCGGGGGTTTTATTGATATATGCGCCCCACCAACTAAAGGAGCTGTTCGCAATTATGTTGTGGTTGCAACTGCTCATCAACAACATTTGTTCCCAATCCGCGAGCAATGGGTCGGCTCTCTCAAACTTGATATTTGGAAAATCGTTTTTTAACAAGTTGATCGTTTGGTTCACTTCCTCAACATCGTCATTCTCACAGAAATACAACACATTACTTGAAACCGAACCTAAAGTGATGTGGGTTAAAGACCGCTTGTAATAATCGTATGTTGCGATTGGGTGAACCCACAGTATTTTTTTGTAATCGCCCAACCGAAAATGGAGGCTAATACTCGACCTGTCGATGCTACATTTCGCAAGCAATGTTTCTTTGAAAGCATCGATTCCTATCATTTTGTATATGGACAAAAAATGCGTATCAAAGTATTTATGGCTTTGGTAATATCCCAAGAGACAAACGTCCACATCCACTGGACCAATTTCAATTTCATTGTGTTTGAATCCATTTTCTCGAATCATCATTAATGGAGGAAATTCTTCAAGTAGGAATGGTTTCAAACGTTTCAAAAAACTGTTCCAATATGTATATCTCAAAGTGCAGTCGTCTCCTCCCATTTGATCTACATTCTTAAATTTAAATGCGACCTTATTTTTTATCGCACATGCAATTGTTGCAAATATTTGAAATAATTGATTTCCTAGACCGCCCATCAAATGACATGTCAACATAATACATGTCATTTGAAAACGTTTTTATATTTGTTTCGATTCAATAATCGTTTTATTCTTTTCATTGTATTTGCGTTTGAATTCTTTGATTTTCTCGGCGTTTTTCTCTCGATATGCCTTTTGAGACGCTCGCAATTTCGCAAGTTTCTCGACAGTTTCTTGTTGTATTTCCTCTTCTGTTTTCACTTCTTCTCCAAGATGTTTTTTTGAGTTCAAATGTCTGTTTTTATTACCGAAAGTATATTGTTCACCACAAGAATCACATGTTACTACTTGTGCTCTTTTTTCCTTGAGAAGTTCCTTGTTTTTCTCACACCATTCTTTATGCACAATTGAGGCTTTTTCTTTATTGTTCTCTCGATACACCTTTTTGTCCGCTGCCAACTTTTCCTTATTCTTCTCTTGATAGTCGGTTAGATAGGCCTTAATCTTCTCTTGATGTTCTTCGGCATATTGTTTTTGATATGCGATTTTTTCATCTGCATGAGTCTCGTAATAATCCTTCGCCTTTTCCAGAATAGCGGATTTGTTAGTTTCATACCAATTTTTTTTTTGTTCTGTAATTTTTTCCTTGTTAGCCTCGATATACGCCTTTATTTTATCCAGATTGTTTTCACGGTATTTCTTTGCACAAGCTGAAATACGTTCTCTGTTTACAATAGTATATATTTGACTATATTCCTTTTTGCTTCTATTGGGTATAACCATATTTAGAGATGAACTCAAAAACTCTATCCAGTATCGTTCTCTTTCTCTCGCATCATTTACATTGTCACAAGGATAATCTTCAATTATCACCATGTTCCAATTATCCCAACCACCATTGTCTCTAATTAGTTTATACACTTTCGTGTTGTATGATTTTGATAATTCGTTGTCACATGAACTTTTATGAGCTTTATACCGTTGACAGAAGTCTGTGGTGTGACCAATATATGTATCATTTACTGTTTCATCCTTACAATAAATTGAATATATTACAGTAGCCGAATAATTTGCTAAAGTGTTGGACATCTTATTGTATAATATACTATAATATTTTTTATATTATAACGTTCAAAAAATATTATTATTTAAATATTTTAAAAATCTTCGGTCAATTCGAATACATCGCTACTCGTTGTTTTGTTCGCCAAAGCATAAGAATCGTTTCTCTTTTCAAAAAAATTGGTCTTACTTTCTAAGCTAATTAATTCCATAAAGTCAAACGGATTCGCGGAATTGAAGATCTTGTCATATCCCATTTGTAGACATAACCTGTCGGCGACAAATTGTATGTATTGGGTCATCAACACCGAGTTCATCCCGATCAATCGACAAGGAAGAGCTTCACAAATGAATTCTATTTCGATCTCGACGGCCTCTTTGATGAGTTCGTTGAATTTAGTCTTGCTCATTTTTTTTACCAACTTTGAATACATGAGGATCGCAAATTCGCAATGGAGTGCTTCGTCGCGTGATATGAGCTCGTTTGAAAAGGTGAGACCAGGCATCAAACCACGTTTTTTCATCCAGTAAATGCTGCAAAATGCACCGCTGAAAAATATACCTTCGACACACGCGAATGCGACGAGGCGGGTTGCAAAACTGCTGCGATTGTCGTGAATCCACTTTTGTGCCCAATCGGACTTCTTTTTAATACACGGGAACACGTTGATTGCATTGAAGAGTCTCGATTTTTCATCGCTGTCCTTGATATACGTTTCAATCAGTAAACTATAGGTCTCACTGTGTATGTTCTCCATCGCGATCTGGAACCCGTAAAATGCTCGCGCCTCCGCGACTTGAACCTCACTCATGAACCGCTCCGCTAAATTCTCGAGGACAATTCCATCGCTCGCAGCAAAAAATGCCAAAATCATAGAAATGAATGTTTTTTCGTCTGCATTCAAGCTGTTCCAATCGTTAATATCCTTAGTTAAATCGATTTCTTCAGCTCGCCAAAAACAGTCAACTTGCTTTTTATACATTTGCCATATGTCGTCGTATTTAATTGGAAACATAACAAATCTGTTATCGTCAGGCGCGAGCATGGGTTCTAAAAGGTTTTTCGACATCCTAAATAATATATATAGAAGAGTTTATATTTTTTTTCATAACAATAAAATATTTGTTTAATTTAAAATGAAAATTATAATACCAATCGGGTTTAAAAGCAAAGACGAACAATTCCATATACTACAAGCATTGATTGATGAAAAACGAAATTCATTGTTTGAAAAACAACAAAAAATACATTTACTTTCAAAACAAAATCAGTTTTTAGAAGATATAAGAGACGATTATTCGAAATATCACAATTACATTGTTCAACAAAAACAAGATCAAATTTCGGCAATGAATATTTTGAATCAGTATGTCAACGACTTGACTGTTTCAGGAAACTTGAGCAAGAACAATATCAAGGATGCCCGTTTTGAACAGCAAAAAATACTCGAAGAGATGGAATCAATTAAGACGAAATTGGATGCACTTGTCAACCTTTGAGAAAGGTTGAGCCAAATCGACCTTTGAGAAAGGTTGAACCAAATCAACCTTTGAGAAAGGTTGAGCCAAATCGACCTTTGAGAAAGGTTGAACCAAATCAACCTTTGAGAAAGGTTGAGCCAAATCAACCGTGGGTTTGTTCCACTATACCTTTCATAAGCAAGCGAAAAAGGTATAACCAAATTGCATCGATTTTGCTCGCTTTTTTTACACATTTTCTCTTTGAAAACGCCCATTCTGGGGCGTTTTCATCAGCGAAAAGTAACGGTTCCATGCGCATCTTCGATGCGCAAAGGTGTAAAAGCGATTTGCTCCACTTTTTTAAAGTGGAAGATTTGCTCGATTTTTTTACACCTTTTTTCATTTAAAACGCTCATTATAAATAAAATTGAAAAGAAATAAACCTATTTTATTATACGCAAAACTACAACTAACCGAATGACTGAACTAATCCGTATTCCAAATATTGAAAACTATACTCAGGAAATTATTAATGGAGAACTTATACTTACACCAAAAAAACAATACATGACAGAGAATGAACTTAATATGACACAAATTACACACTCAACGATTGAAGAATGTTTAATCAAAAAAGAAGAAGAAAATATATCAACAAAGACAAGTTATCGGTCTGTTTTAGTTGATATATGGAAATCTATGCCGACCCAAAAAATATTACAAACTACTACATTTAATTTCAAATTAACAAATGAAAATGGCGAAAAAGGTTATAACTGGTGCGATGATATACATATGTCATTTCAAAGTAAGGATGCGAGAGGAACGCTCAAAGAAATAATTAATATGGTTAAGGTAAATAAATTAACCATTAAGTTGTCTATTAAATTAGAAACAGGTAGAATTATTCATTTTAAAATAGAATAATCGGCGGTTGAAATGTGAAAAGGTGTAAAAGCGATTTGCTCCACTTTTTTTAAAAGTGGATTTTTTAAAGTGGATTTTTTAAAGTGGATATATATATATAGGTATGGCGCAAAGTCCAAATTTTTTAAATTCGTTTAACGAAGCTATTGCAAAATTACAACAAATTAGCACTTTAGCTCAAAATAAGCGTCAAACAATGTCTCGCGAACGGAAAGCTTTTTCTGATACGGTGATTCAACAATTGCGTTCTATAAACGCGTCTGTAAACGCAATTAGTGGGAAAATAAGAGAGTTGTTGGCGCAAATCGACTCGATGAAGAACAAGGTTCAAACAAATCAATCCGGTATCGGCCAAAATCAAGATGAAATTACTCGTTTGACTGCTGTTTTACGTCAACTAGAAAACGACAAGCGAAGTCTTATGGCAGAAATCGATACAAAAACAGGTGCAATTGCTGCGCGTCAACAAGAAATTGACATTCGCGAACGTCGAATTCGTGAACTTGAGCAAAGACTAAACGGGCCTCAACAAGTCCGCAATCAAGATGATAATTCAAGAGAACTAAGAAAAGAAATTGAGGAAAGAGATTTACAAATTCGTAAATTGGAAAAACAGGTTTTTGAACTTGCTCAAGAACTGAACAATATCAACGCAACGCGCGGGACACGTGAACAAGATGTTACAAACAACACTCAGGAAATTCAAAGATTGAGAGACGAAAATCAATCTCTCATCCAGAGAATGACCGCTGCGACTCCTGTTATAATGAGCGCAATTGATATACTTAACAGTATAAACGAAACAAACGATGGTTCAAATCCCGCTATGCAACAATTGTTGGCGGACTTAGAACGATCGATAGAAGGAATATCAAGGATGCTGAATTTGAGTCCTCCTGGTCAAGGTGCAAATCCTCCAGTCCAGGGTTCTAGTAGAGGTATATTTAGCGGATTGTTTGGTAATAGCAATCCTCAGGTTAGAAACCCAATGAACAATAGTGAATCTGTCAATAATTCAAACCTTTTTGGAGGGAAAAAACGAACGAAAAAACAAAAAGGGGGTTTTATTTACAATCCTAATTCCAAAATGTCATTCAGTTCTAAGCGATCTTCGACTAACTCGCGAACTTCGTCTCGTTCACGAACTTCAAAGCGCAAGAAATTAAGACGTAACACGGGTTCTATTTAGTAATAATCCTCGAATGGAAGGCGTTTTATATCTTTTATAAACATTTCTCCATGCTCGTTGAATCAAACGAATCCAAATGGTTTTTATTATACATATTTGTTCACCACTCGATAACAAAATACACTGCGCAATTTCGGGCTTCACGTAATACGGTCTAACAACTATATTGCCATAGTTTCGAATATGACTGTGAGGGGTTATTGTGTTGATTTTTTCGA